CCTGGGCGTCCATCTCAGCGGTCTGCTGGGCCCCGGCCATCTCCTGCTCCTGCATCTCGGGCGTGGGGGCCTGGGCCTGCATCTCTGCCTGCTCCGGGGTCATCCCCTGGGCGACCATGTCCTGCTTCTGCTTCGCGCCCTCGAAGGCCATCGCGTTCTGCATGTCGGCCTCCTCCCGCCGCATCTCCTCCACCTCCTCGGGGAGATCGGGCAGGTGCGAGGCCTCGCGCAGGAACTTCTCCAGGTCCGGGTCTGGGAAGAAGGTCATCCCCAGACCGGCCATGGTCTGCATGAACTGGCCCAGCTCAGCCAGGTTGGGCGGGTCGACGTTGCTGGGCTCGATCCGGGGGAGCTTGTCCAGCTTCCACTGGTTCATGGCGAACAGCCGGGGGATGGCGTGCCGGTTGAACACGTCCGCGATGCCCTGGGCGATGCTGTTCAGCGCGGCCCGGAAGATGCCCGTCTTGTCCACGTGCAGGGCGTAGGAGCCCGTCCCCTGGTGACCAACCTTGATGAAGTCAGCCAGCACGGTCATCAAGATCTCAGTGCTGTACCGCTCGATCAGGGCGTTGGTGTCGAAGGTCCGGCCACCGCTGCTGCTGAGCAGCTGGAAGTCGTACTCGGGGGTCTTGGTGTCCGGGTCGACGTCGGAGGGAATGACCACACCGTCGTGCTCGTCCCGGCGCACGTTGGAGACCAGCCGCTTGAAGGCGGTGAACAGCTGCTTCTGCTGCGGGGTCGCATCCGGCTTCATGATCTGGGAGGGGACCTTGGCGAAGGGCAGGCCAGCGAGGTCGCGCTCCACACCGATGGCCTCGAACTCCTCCAGCCGCTTCTTGAAGAACCAGGGGCGGTAGGCGGTGCGCAGGATGCTGCGCCCCTCCGGGTTGCCCTTGTGCGCCCCTGTGCGGAACAGCAGGCTGCGCTCGATGCTCAGCGTCCGCATGGTGTAGTTGGGGGCCGGGATCTGCACCATGCCCTTGATGCCGCCCGTGTCGTCGAAGATCCAGCGGTGCAGCGTCTCCTGGGCCCGGATCGGCATCTTGCGCCAGCCGAACTTCCCGTCCGTGTACTTGCTGCGCCTGCGACCGTCCGTCTCCCAGGGACCGATCCGCTTCTTGTAGACGATCTCGTGCCAGCTCCACCCGTAGGGGAGCATGCTCAGGATCTCCGCCACCAGGTCGTTGAAGGAGTGGGACATGTCGTCCATGCACTCCTCGACGAACTGCACGGCCTTCGCCTGCTCGGGGGAGGAGTCGTCACCCACCACCGTCCAGGTGACCTCACGCAGCAGCTTCTCGATGGTGAACAACAGCGACCCGATGGTCGCGTCGTTCTGGGACATCTCGGTGAAGACCTTGACGCCCTTGGTCCCGCGTAGCGCGGGCAGGAACTCCTCGTCGATGACTCCGGTGGACCGTTTCAGGCCGGTGCCGCCGAGCTCGACGAACGGCGGGCCGACCGGGAGCTTCTTCTTCTCGCCGTCGACAGCGACGTCGATCATCTCCGGGTACCCGCCTGCCGGTGGGTTCACATACTCAGTCGACATCGGTCCTCCTGCGGCTCAGTCTCTCATCGGGGTCTACGCAGGACGTGGAAAACGCCCTGGAGGAGGGATGGTCAGCTCGGGGGGTCAGACCGTTCACTCCAGGACGCAATCACTTCACGATATCGCCAAGGTGACCAGGATAGATAGAGCCACAGTCATCAGACCGACGATCACCACGATGGCGGCTGCCCAGTCACCACGGGGGTTGTGTATCGGCTTCAGGCGGCTGCCTGGGGTGGCACCGGAGGCGTCGTGTCATCTGCCGCCCGCTGAGGCTTGTCAGTGACAAGCAGGTGCTGGACGGTAGAAGTGACCCCGGTCGGCTTCCACAGTCCCAGGTGAGCGCCCACCGAGACCACGAACGCAGGCAATGCGCTGATAAGCGCCACTCCCAGATCGAAGGTCTCGCCTGCGCCCAGGGAGCGCGCCAGCTCGGACAGCAGAGCCAGCAGCAGGTTGAGGCCCGCCAGTAGCAGGGCTTTGACCCCGCCCCTCATGCTGGTCTTGGTGACCAACCCCACCAGCAGGGGCAGGACGAAGGCGATGAGTAGCTGGACGATGCTCAGCGCGTCCCAGGTGACGGTCACAGCCTCAGCCTATCCACCCTCGCTCGTTGGCACACACACCCAGATGGCTAGGCCCTGGTCGACAGGGGCTCTCTGGTGAACCTCGATCTCCGAGAACGTGAACCCCTCTGGGCAGAAGATGTCAGCCGGTGACGTCGGGGTTGGGGCAGGACTTCCCTGCGGTCCCGGTGGGCCTTGCGGACCGGCAGGGCCCTGCGCCCCATCATCACCATCCTGGCCATCTGCCCCGTCCTCTCCTGCCGCTCCCTGCGGGCCTGGCGGTCCGGTCTCTCCCCCAGCAGGTCCGGGAACACCAGCAGGCCCAGCTGGTCCTTCAGGTCCTGCAGCGCCGTCTGCCCCGTCCTGTCCATCTGCACCTGCAGGCCCAGGAACGCCCTGCGGACCTTGGGGCCCAGGCTCTCCAACGCCGCTCGATCCAGGTTCTCCTGCAGGTCCTGGAAGACCTTGGTCACCTGGTGCACCATCGACTCCGTTCTTGCCGTTCTGTCCAGGTGGGCCCTGAGGACCCTCGACCGCCACCGTCTGCGTGGGCTGGGGCTCCAGGTCGGCAACCGAGGGGCCGGTCACCGCCATCACCATGGCCGTAGCGCCCAGCAGACCCGCCAACCCGAAGCCGATCACCGGGTTAGCGGTGATCCGGCCAAGCAGACTCACGGCTTCTTATTCTCCTCTTCCTGCTTCGCCTTCAGGGCGATCTGCACCGTCTCCGTGCGTCCGGCCAGGAAGCCAGCCAGCAGACCGATCAGGGTGTTGATGATGTCGGAGACCAGCACCAGGCCCCGAGTGGTGTCGACATCGGGGTGGATCAGCTCGCTGAGCAGGATCATGCTGCCCCCGACCACCACAGCGCTGCAGATGGTGAAGGACACCATCAGGACCAGAATGTCGGTGGTGGGACGCTCGAAGAACCTCCTGCGCGGGCGCGGGGATTGTTCGGGAGTCGTCACCCCACAACGGTCGCATGTCCGTCACGAAGGGAAGGGCAGCGCGGGGGCTTCCAGCTGGACGTAGCTCTCGCGGCGCACCCTCATCTTCCGGTCGAACGACGTGTAGTAGACCCGCCTGGTCTCGTCGTCGCAGTGGATCTCCGTCCCCAGGACAACATCCATGGGGTCCAGGCCATGCCGGTCCAGCCAGGTCGTCCAGGCTTCACGCCGCTCGGGGCCCATGTCCGGCAGCCCCTGGTAGATGCACACCGCACGACGGTCCTCGGAGAAGACCATCTCGATCATCGACCTCATCGCTTGTCCGCTCGATCCGCCCACAGCCCGTGCGCGACCAGGCGTCCGTACATGGTGATCTGACGCAGGCCCTGGGGCTGTCCTGCGTCCTCCATCCGCTCCACGATCCGACCGTTGTCGTCGTAGACCCAGTCCACCCACTTCTCGTGCTGGCAGTCGGTGATGCGGTGCCAGGGGCTCTTGCCCAGGGGAGGGCCGTGGAAGGTGCGCTTTAGGTCCTCATCCGCGCAGATCCGAGAGATGTCCTCAGCGGTGAAGGGCCCCTTCAGATAGAGCCAGATGAACAACAGACATCTGTCTCTGAGCTTGGGGAAGCCACCCTTCCCGGCCTCCTTGGAGGTCCAGGGGTCTGACCTACGCGCCCACCTACTGCCGTCGTCCTCAGGTACCAGGTTCAACATTCTGCAACTTCCTGACTTGTTGCTCTAGTTCACGGATACGTTCGACGGCTGCATCGAACAGGTTCATGTGGTGACCGCAGCCGACGCGCCACCAGATGTTGTCATCCTCGAAGTAGGCCAGGATGAAGTCCTCCAGGTCGGCGGTAGGAGCCTGGTCAGCCTGCTCCATGGCCTCGACGGCGTTGGAGTAGGTGACCATGTGCAGCTCGACCTGCTTGCCCCCGTGGTAGTGCTTCCCGTGCGCCTCAGCGATACGGGCGATGCCCGACACCAGCGTGGGTCGGGGGAAGGTGAAGTGGCAGTCGGCGCACCTCAGCATCATCACCCCGTGCGGAGGCAGCTTGATGTCCTCGATCTGGGGGACCGTGTAGGTGTGCTCGCTCATCCCGGTAGCCCCTGCGCCCCCGTAGCGCCCTGAGGACCTACCGGACCTATCGGCCCCCGGTTCCTCTCCTTCAGCAGGTGGATGCACTCCAGGAAGCCGATAGCGGCCTCGACCTCCTCCTCGGTGGGCATCTCGTCGTCCTCGTTGATGCTCAGCCGCCAGTAGGCCAGGCGTACGTGCTTCTCCCAGGGCTGCTCACAGACAGCGCACTGCTGCACCGTCTCGGGGGTAGGGGCGCTCACGGTGTTCCTCCGACCATCTCGTAGAGCCGGTCCAGCACGTATTCGTCGTTGTAGGGCGTCTGGATCTCCTCGATGTACTCACGCAC